GTAGATGAAGATCTGAAAAATTATTATTCCATACACAAATGGATTCGGGATAATGGTAGGGCAGATGATGATCAGAATACTCCAGCAAAAGAAGAGTATAGTCTTGGTCAACTACACATAGTTACCTCACAATACAATCCAGCATTCGTAGTGGAGTATGAAGGACTATTCCCTGTCAGCTTAACTTCTATGCAATTTGATGCTACAATGACTGATGTAGAGTACATTACTGCTCAGGTTACATTCAAGCATCAGAAGCATAAAATACTCAATAAGAATATGCACCCAATTACTTTATGAACTTTGAATCTCTTCGTAATAAATTTGAACAACTGAAAACAGACTGGGCAGAGGATAGTCATGTAGACTTCCAGTTTAAGAATAAACAATATACTACTGATCTAGGGCAATTAGCTCTTGACATTCCTTATCAGCACAATAAATACTTACACCACTACACTGACATCTCTCAGATCAAAACCTCGTTAGAGTTTGAAATTCGTAAACTAGTTAGGGAAAAGCGTGAGTATTATGGAGGTGAAGCTGACGCTAAAACATATGCCAACAAACCATTTGGCAACAGTATTAAAACATCTGAAAAGATGAGAGTCTATCTAGAGTCTGACGATGAAGTCATCAATCTAGAAGCGAAAATTAAATTCCTTGATCAGATGCTTTACTGGTTAGATCAAGTAATGAAACAGATTTCAAACAGAGGGTTCCAAGTCAAGAGTGCTATTGAGTGGGAGAAATTTATTAATGGACAGTAATGACAAACCTCTCGTTAAAAAAGAAGAATGAAGTTTACGTCAGTATCAAAGCTGAGGAACCACATGTCCATAAGGAACTAGCAGATTACTTTTCATTTGAAGTACCTGAAGCAAAATTCCTAAAAAGAAATCCCAGATATAGACACTGGGACGGAACAATACATCTATACTCACCTGCTACAGGTGATCTGTATGGTGGGTTATTTCATCATCTACTGGGTTTCGTTCAGGAGCGAGACTACAAACTCCATATAGAAAATGATGAGTGGTATGGTGATATACGTGAGGTAAATGAATTCGCTTCTTTACCTGCAATAAAAGTTTTTATGGATAAGATCTCTAAGGTTAAACCTAGAGACTACCAGTATCGTGCAGTGCATGAAGCAATACGAATGAACCGTAAGCTACTTCTTTCTCCTACGGGGTCTGGGAAGTCTCTTATGATCTACGCCCTCGTCAGATACTATTGCGCCACCGCAAAGAAGATACTTATAATCGTGCCAACTACTTCCCTTGTGGAGCAAATGGTCAATGACTTCAGTGACTACGGATGGAGTGCGGATGCTCATGTTCATAAGATATATGGTGGGAAGGATAAAAATACTAATAAAAATGTTATTATTTCAACGTGGCAATCTATATACAAATTTCCTAAGAGATACTTTGATGATATAGACTGTGTTATAGGTGATGAAGCTCACCTCTTTAAGTCTAAATCATTAACAGGAATAATGACGAAACTTCATAATGCGAAATATAGATTTGGTTTCACTGGTACATTGGATGGAAGTAAAACGCATAAGTGGGTGTTGGAAGGACTCTTTGGTTCTTGTGATAGAGTAACAAAGACTGATGATTTAATCAAGTCTGGATACCTATCGGAATTTAGGATCAAGATATTGTTGTGTAAGCATGACCCTGCACACTTCGAGTCTTTTCATGAAGAGATAGATTATCTTGTTGAACATACTGCCAGAAATAACCTTATTAAAAATTTAGTTAAAGATCTGACTGGTAACACTCTAGTACTATTTAACTATGTCGAGAAGCACGGAGAACCACTTTTCGATTTAATAAATAATTCTGTAACATCATCGCGCAAAACGTTTTTCGTTCATGGTGGGGTAGATGTTGAGGATCGTGAAGAGGTCCGTCAAATTACAGAGCAAGAATCAAATGCAATCATCGTCGCGTCCTATGGTACTTTTAGTACTGGTATCAATATTAAGCGTCTTCACAATATCGTGTTCGCAAGCCCCAGTAAATCCAGAATTAGAAACCTCCAAAGCATTGGTAGAGTCCTTCGCCGCGGGGAAGGAAAAGATATAGCAACACTATATGATATCGCAGATGATATTGGTGGACAAAATTATACTCTTAAACATCTTAATGAAAGAGTAAACATCTACAATGATGAGAATTTTAAATACGAAGTAATCAGAGTTAACCTGAGATGACAGAACCAGATTTAAACCTAGCAGAAGAAGAGTTCTTCGCAACTCTAAAATTGATCTCTGGTGAAGAGGTCATAGCAAAAGTGTGCTATCTTCCTGAAGACGATAAAGTTATTCTGGAGAATCCTCTACAGGTAGAGTCTGCTCGTACTAGAAAAGGTAACTTAGAAATTGCAGGGTTCTCTCTCAAAGAGTGGGTTGCTGCATCCTTTGAAGATATGTACATCATTAATAGATCTCATATTATTACTTGCACAGAATTGGATGATCATATTAAAAACTTCTATGAAGTAACCATCCAAAGAATAAATGCTGGTAAAGGTCCACAAAGCAAGGGATCAAAACTCTCTAGAGAATCTGGATATCTGGGTTCTATAATGGAAACCAAGAAGAACTTAGAGAGTATCTATAAAAAAAGCTAAGCACTTCATCCCTTCAACCCTGCACAGAGTTATCCTACTGGGTTTTTGGTCTCGTGTCAAGCCCCTTTACAAAAGTCAAACTGGGTGCTATACTTAATACAAGTTTGATACTCAAACATGGCAGCAAGAGTAATGGCAAGAAAAAAGACAGAATACTACGTCAATAATAAAGAATTTCTTACTGCGATAAGTGCGTATAGAGATAAAGTTTTTGCTGCTAAAGAGGCAGGTGATCCCAGACCCAGAGTAACTAATTACTTGGGGTCTTGTTTTTTAAAGATCGCTACCCACTTATCGTATAAACCTAACTTCGTTAATTATATGTTCCGTGAAGATATGATATGCGATGGTATAGAAAATTGCTTACAATATATTGATAACTTTGATCCAGAAAAATCAAAGAATCCATTTGCTTATTTTACACAGATTATATACTATGCATTCTTAAGAAGAATACAGAAGGAAAAGAAGCAACTGGAAATTAAAAATAAGATCCTAGAGAAGTCAGGGTATGATGAAGTCATGCATACTGACACATACGAGGGTACAATGACAGGTATGAATGCTTCTTATGCTGACATGGGAAGTATTAAAGAGAACATAGAAACTAAAATGAACCGCTGATGGAAGAACAGCACATCAATGATCTCTACGAGGACATGCATAGAATTAATGCCTTGTATGAAGAACTAATGTGGCCACATGATGTGGAACTTGAGTTTATAGCAGACTATGCAAACAACCGTATCATAATTAAAACCAGAGATGATTCTTGAAATTCAATTAGCAATAGTAAAAAGATTGAGAGAGTTATATCCTCAAACAAGAAAGGTATATAATATAAAGACACGAATGCTATGAAGATAGCAATCATCACAGACCAACATTTAGATGGTCGCAAAGGTTCACTAGCATTCTGGAAGTTCTTCCAAAGATTTTACGATGAAATATTTTTCCCTACTCTTGAGAGAGAAGGTATCACCACTGTCTTTGATTTGGGCGACACATTTGATAATAGAAAGTCTGTGGACTATAATACTCTTGCTCGCATTAAGGCATCTTATTTTGACAGACTTGAAAAGTATGATGTACACATGATTCTTGGGAATCATACAACATACTATAAGAACACAAATAAAATTAATTCTCCTGAACTGTTATTAGAACAGTACAATAATATAACCATCTACACAGAACCTAAAGAGATAACTCAAGGTGGTAAGAAGTTCCTGATGCTTCCATGGATTAATTCTGGTAATAATGATCAGGCAATGAATATTATAGATAAGTCGAACGCAAGTATAGTGTGTGGTCATTTAGAATTGAATGGGTTTGAAGTGACACCCGGAATGAGATTCGATCATGGAGGAATGGAAACTTCTATATTTAAGAAGTATGATCGTGTCTGGTCTGGTCACTTCCATCATCGTTCTAAGAGAGGGAATGTACAGTACTTGGGCAATCCCTATCAGATGTTCTGGAATGATTATAAGGATCAACGAGGATTCCATATCTATGATACAGAAACAGATAAGCTAAAGTGGATTAAGAATCCATTTGAAATTTTTGATAAGATCTTCTATAATGATACAGAGCATGATTATAATAAGTTAGATGTTTCTCACTATGCTGATAAGTTTATCAAGATCATAGTAGAAGAGAAACAGAATTATCAGATGTTTGAAACTCTGGTTGATCGTCTTTATAATCATGGTGTCTATGATATAAAAATCGTAGAGACACTAGTAACAGAAGATGATAAGAAGGATCTTGAGGTATCCACTAAGGATACTCTTACCCTACTTAATGAATACATTGATGAAGTAGAGATCGCCGTAGACAAGTCACACCTCAAGAATGTAATGAGGTCACTATATATTGAAAGCTGTGAGGTAGTGTAATGTTTATCGTCACCCTAGAGGATCAACCAGAAGGGGTATTCTCTGTGTGGTCTGATGATAAGAAGAGGGTGGTTCCTTTGTTTCAGGTAGAAGATGATGCTGAAAGGTATCTCTATCATATAGAAACAGATCCAGCATACCCACCTATGCAGTTAGTAGAGATTGACGACCATGTTATAATAGGAGCATGTCAGGATCGTGGTCAACTATTCACCATTGTATCTCCTGATGATCTTCTGATCCCACCTGAAGACTATAAGAAAGAATGATATTATTTAAAAAAGTTCGCTGGAAGAATTTCCTCTCAACAGGAAATACTTTTTCAGAGATTGATTTGGTGCGTTCTAGGACAAATTTAATAGTCGGTACTAACGGTGCTGGTAAGTCAACCATCTTAGATGCGTTGACCTTTTCGCTGTTTGGGAAGTCCTTTAGAAAAATTAGTAAGGGTATGTTGGTCAATAGTGTCAATGAGAAAGACACTATGGTAGAGATAGAGTTTAGTATTGGTAAGAATGAATATAAAATTATACGTGGTATCAAACCCAATAGGTTTGAGATCTATTGTAATGGTGAGATGTGGGATGAGGATGCTAAGGCAGTAGATCAACAGAAGAATCTAGAACAGAATGTATTGAAGATGAATTTTAAATCCTTCACTCAGATTGTAGTGTTGGGTTCTAGTACATTTGTTCCTTTTATGAAACTGTCTATACCACAACGTAGAGAAATCATTGAGGATATATTAGACATTCAAGTATTCTCTATAATGAATCAAAGACTTAAGGATAAAGTCAGAGAAAATAATGAAGAGATTAAAGATTTAGATTATCAGGTACATCTT